CAGATGCCACACTCTGGTGACGCGGTACCGAGCGACTGCAGGACGAGGCGGCGGACGTTGGCGTGGACCATTTTGTAACTTGGTGGGCGCCAGGCTTTCGCCGAACCTGAATAATTTTTAGTGGTTGAGAGGGCTTCTGGTTAATTTCTTTTATAATATTAAATGACTAATTGGGTCAAGAAACTCCGAAAAGAAGGTTTGTTTATCACACCCGATAATTATCTGGATCTGGAATACAGTATGACTGGCAAATTGAAGCGAATTGGTGAAAAAGACGAAGGTAGACATGGCATAATATTTCAGATGGGTGACAAAATCCTGAAAGTTGATAAAATCATTAAAAATAATGCGGGTAAAAGTAAATATTACATTAAAAAAGAAAAGGAATTCCAGCAGGAAGTGAGAATTCAGGAAATAGTTTATCAATGTACTAAGAAATGGTTTAGATCACTCACGCCCAAAGTATTCGATAGTGGCAGAAATTGGATTCTGATGAAAAATGTGCCAGGGAAGACCATTTACGATTGGTATTTAGAAGACAGATATGGTGTATTCCAAAAAGCAATGAGGGCTTACATTAAAACACTTCAAGAAATTCATCGCAAGTGTGGAATCGGTCACTTTGATGCGCATGGAGGTAATGCGATGTACGATAAAAAAACAAATTCGATCAAAATTATTGACTGGGGATTTGCTGCTCCGATAAATAAAAACAACGTGACCAAAGAAAGTATGTTGAAAAAATACAAAGAAGTTCTCACTAACAAACTTGGTTCGGGTTGGCAGCGCAGTGAAGTTGAGTGGGTAACAAGTATGAAAAAGCATCCTATTGGTCAGTATGCCATCGAGGTGATACCTTACAACGCGCGTTTCAAAAATCTTAAACCCAAAGAGAACATATTTGACTTTATGACATTAATATTGAGCAAAGTGAACAATTTTCCCACGCCGGCACCCATGACCCGCGCAGAGTTCCTGAAGAGTTTGTTTACTCCGACTCCTTCGCCTAAAAAAATCTCATCAAATAGTACAAAATGAACTTCGCCAAGCCCATCAGCAACGCCATTTCCTATGCTCGCAGGGAGCCCGTGGGAGCCGCCACGGTCCTGATCGCGCTCGACCTCGCCAAGAAGGTTGCCGCGTCCTCGGCCGGCGCCACCGTCGCCTCGGTGGTTGGCACCTACGCGATGAACCGCGCCATGATGCTCAACCAGATCCGTCTCGACCTCACCAAGCTCGCAGCGGGCATCCTCGGTTCCGCCACCAAGGCGACCATGAACACTGCCGCGGCGTCGGCCAAGGTGATCAGGGACCTCGCCAAGTTCATTGGTCTGTTGAACGGCAGCATGACCGTCACCAAGGTCACCAAGGATGCTGCGATGGCGGTCGTTGCATAAAATATTAGTTACAAGTAAAGGATGTTCCTTCTTGCCTTCCTCTCCCTGAACGCACTTTTCTGGGGTCTGTTCCCCCACGCGACCCACTGCGCTCTGGTGACGACCTTGGCTCCCGGGATTACGTGCCCGCCCCACTGGATTCACCTGACTATGGGACTCGTTTCATACCTCGCGGCGATCTACGTGGCCCAGCGCGACTACATCAAGTATTTGTTAAACAGGTAGGAAATTCAAACGATAAGTATTACTGTGTTGGTATTACTTGTCGTTTGGTGAAACGTCTCAAAGAATATCACGTGATTTTTCACTTGGCGTTCATGAAGAGAATCATGGCCGAGACGAACATGGAGATAGACGCGAACCACGCCAGGAGTTCGCACTGACCCTTGGAGTAGCAGTCCACGGCGTAGGTGGAGATCACCATGGTTCCGAACACCGACAGGATTCCGGTGGCGGCCGCGGTATTGAGACTCTTGGCCGACATGACGGCGCGAATGAGCAGGAGGAAACCAGCGATAAGGGCGACCTTGGCCTGATCCGAGAGATTGTTAACGATGGAGTTAAGACGCGGCATAATTCTTGTTGTAATCTAGTAATATTTTTATTTTAGATTACAATAATAACATGGCGATGATCGAACGTGCCGGTTACTACCGAAAGGCTTACAAGCGTACTGACGGAACCAAGGTCAAGGGGTCTTACGTTCCAGCTGGGATGATCAAGAATGTCGGTAAGCCGGGAAAGGGTTTCAAGGGACCGGGCGAGGGTATCGGTAAGTTGCGCAAGGGCGGTCTGTCCGAGTTTGGCTACGTGGAGGTTGCGAGCATGACCGAACTGGCGCGTCACCGGGCTCTCATGCGGGTGCTTCGGGAAGGCAAGGAGACACCCCTCGCTCTCTTCCGCAAGCTTAACGCGCTGATGGTCTACACGCGCACCACGGCACCCAAGTCTTCCAAGATCTTCTGCGCGGATCGCAACTGGCTCGCGGAAAAGTTTGGTTACAATGTGAGCCCCTGCCCGAAGTAGACGAACGTGTTCTCGGGTTTTTTAAAGTTTTCGATGCGTTCATCTGGATAGAGTTCGCCTTGGTAGCGATCCCAGATATCTCCCTTCAAATACGGATGATTCAATATGTCAACCGCATTTGGACGATCTTCCGGATTCTTCATGAGCATCCACTTTACGAGTTCCCTCAATTCGGGTGAATCAATCCACCGATAGTTGGGTTCCGATAATGTAATGTTATCGATAACTTCTGTGATTCTATTGTCGCCAGAACTGAATGGCATGTGTCCAGAACCCATGAGGAACATGATGACGCCCATCGCCCACACGTCGCTCTTTGGAGTCACGCGATAGGGGAAAGTCAGATGTTCTGGTGACATGTACTCCAGGGTTCCAACGCGCGACTTGAGTTCAACACGGGTTCCACGGACCGAGTTTCCAAAGTCGATCATCTTGGTGAGAGCCGTTTCGGACATGTCACTCATCATCAGATTCTGGGGCTTTACGTCTAGGTGAATAACTTCATTCTCGTGGCACAAGATCAGGCACCGCGCAATTCCACGAAGGATTGAACGGAGCGTATTATCCGTATACTTTTCTAGGTCGTTCACCTTGGTTCCTCTGAACAGCGACATCACCATGTAACTACTTTCTTTGGATTCAAAATGATCATAGACCTTGGGAAAACGGATGTTGGGCGGAAAGGAGTTTAGAATATCCAATTCATTCAAAAATACTTTGTGGTGTTTCTTTGGTGTGACCTTGCAACAGAACCTGTTCCCGTGACCATCGACGTAATGATGGACTCTAGAAAAGCCACCGGCGGCTATGGGTGTAAGAATCATCTCTGTGGATAAAGGACAACTCCCCTTTAATTCACGTAGATGGATTTCTCTCGTACCTGATTCGAACAGGTGACCATTCGATGACAGACAAAGACACTACAGTCGAACGCTCTACCCCTGAGCTAACGAGAGACCCGAATACATAGGTAATCATTTCTTTAATTAATAAGCATCATCATGTTCCACAGGTAGGATTCCAGTGGCGACTTTGGGATCTTTCCGGTGTGTCTTTCTATGGTCGCGTCGTTCCACAAGTGGACATTTTGGGAGTAGACGACCTTGGGTCCGATCTTTTTCTCAAAGTGCAGTATTGGCAGTCGCATTGAAGTGAAGATGTGATTGTAGATGTAGTCGGCGATGCTGACGATGACCCTATCTTTCCTTACAACGAGATCGTTTGCGCTAAAATCGATCTCACTGTGATCTGTGTAGAATCGGTAGTTCAGTGGAAACTTTTCTTCCATCTCCATCAGACACGCCCTGGTGTAGATGTTGTGAACCAGGTCGGACGGCAAGGTGTTCATCTACCCTTACCACTCAGTTTCATCAAAGCCTTCTATACGCATGGCAGACTCGTTGTATTTTTCCAGGAACTCGATGGGGTAGATGTCCCTGATGAACTGAGTGAGCATGACCAGCTGATACATAATGTACCCCTTGTCCAGATGCGGTTCCATTGACTTGAAGAACTCGAGGTCCTGATGGTCTAGCACCGTTTCACCCGACTTGACAAAGAACTTGAATGTGAGCATGTGCTCATTCTCCTGGTAGAAGCGTGAGAACAGTTGACTTTCCAGACCCACGTAGGGCTCGTAGTTATTCTTCTCCTCTTCGATCATTTTGAAGATGTGGTCCTCGTAGTCCTCGATCGATTTGTCATAGTAGTGCCTAATCATGTCCAAGAACTCCCACGGATCGCTCTCGACCAGATCGTTGTCCCACTCGAGGGTGATGCGTGCATTGATTCCAAATGTGAAACCCACTTTGTACTTGGGCTTGAAAGGGTTCTCTTTGAGGTCCAAGAGGGTAGCCCGCTTGAGGATGTCGCACTGGAGGTCAAGAGGAAGGATGTCCATGTTTGTTTGTAGATGACCTCTCCTTTAAAAAGTTTTACCTGAATAATTTTTTCAACTTCATCGGACTTAAAGATAAAATCCAACCAATTAGAAAGGGATGTTCAACAACCAGGAACTTGCTAGAATAATGACTGCTCTAATCATCTCAGAAGGATTGCCACGTCCACGAGATTGTCCACTGGTTCCGAGGCGGTCTTCTGAAGAGATCCTCGAAGGGATGCGTCAAAAATACCGTTGGATGAGAGATGTTAAAGAAAAAACTCGATAGTAAGTAAAAACATGTTATCACTTTGGGCTGTTCCGATTGGTGCCAGAACGTTCCAGCAGAAATATAACGCGAAACGAGTTCCTCACGTGACCTTGCTTGAAAATCTCAAACCTGAAAAAAAGGCTCACGAGTTCTTTCCACCGACGTTGAATTTGAAGGTTCAAAGCAATGAGATGGTGGTTCGCAAGATGAAGGACAAGTACGAATACGGGTGGGTCTTTACGCACGAGGGTGGTGATCTCTTCATGACATGTCACGAGGTGGACAAGAACGAGATTCCTGCGGTCAATATCAAGAAGCTCGACGTGAACGAACTCGACACGGTTGTGGTGTACTCTATCGACGGGGTTCTTGTGGATCCTTCTGACCTGGATACAGCGTGGGCATACGATTCGGACGAGAATTGGCTTTAAAATCCAATAGTGTATTTATTGCGTCTTCTACCATTTTGATGTATGCAGGTATTCCCCTCAATGCATCAAAGTTTGGTTTCTTCTTGAATTCACCCATTACAAGATGATTCTATTTTTCTTTTCGCTGGTGAACCAGGACCACGCGGCCATCTTGACTATGGTGTGATCTAGGATCGCGATGTAGCGTCTGATTGCGGAGAAAACCTCCTTGTGATCCTCGAGGGTCATCTCGCGAGGCGTCATCTTCAAGTTGGCGATAACGTATTCATCCGTGTGGGATAGGTATCCAAGGGTGCGCCTCTTCCTCTCCATGAGGGCGATGAATTGCCAGACCTTCAACTGATCGGTCATTTTTCATTCAGGGAGGGAAATATTTAACCAAGGGCAGACTACAATGCCAGCCAAGGGTGACATCAAGCCCGTTGAGAACAGCACGGACTACCTGGAATTCAACGGCAAGAGGTGGCACAGGTTTCACGAGAGTGGCAAGGACGCCGGTGTAGGCGTGTGGGGAGAAACGGACGAAGTTGGGAGTCCGGCGACGCGTTGGTTCTTGCGTCCTAGGGCACGGCGTTCTTGATTAGACTCTATTAAACATTTAGGGCATTGATTAAAGATATGATACCATTTGAACGTTCATTTGCATCTCATCCAAGGGCTGTCAACTGGCATCTTACAAAGAACGGAGACGTTACGCCTAGGGATGTTTTCTTAAACTGTAATAAACCATTCTGGTTCATATGTCCAGACTGTTGCCACGACATAAATCCACAATTGTGTAATGTTGCGCAAGGCAAGTGGTGTGTTTATTGTAGTTCAAAAAAATTATGTGATGATCCGGAATGCCAATGGTGTCACGAACACTCCTTCGCATCTCATCCAAGGGCTGTTTATTGGCATCCTACACTGAACGGTAACGTTACACCTAGGGATGTTTTCTTGAATTGTCCTAAAAAATTTTGGTTCACATGTCCAGACTGTTGCCACGACATAAATCCACAATTAAGTAATGTTGCGCACAATAAGTGGTGTGTTTATTGTGGTTCAAATAAATTATGCGATAATCCGGAATGCCAATGGTGTCACGAACACTCCTTCGCATCTCATCCAAGGGCTGTTTATTGGCATCCTACACTGAACGGTGACGTTACACCTAGGGATGTTTTCTTGTATTCGAAAACCCGAATTTGGTTCACATGCCCAGACTGCCGCCATAACATAAATCCAATATTGAGTAATATTGCGAACGGCAACTGGTGTTCTTACTGTTCGTCACCTCCCAAATTACTCTGTAAAGATCCAGAATGTCAGTGGTGTCACGATCACTCCTTCACATCTCACCCAAGGGCTGTTTATTGGCATCCTACACTGAACGGTGACGTTACACCTAGGGATGTTTTCTTGTATTCGGAAACCCGAATTTGGTTCACGTGTCCAGACTGTTGCCACGACATAAATCCACAATTAAGAAATGTTGCGAACGGCAGGTGGTGTGGAATATGTAGAAATAAAACAGAAAAGAAGTTTCATAATTTTGCAAAAGAGATCTTCACTAACATCAAGAGTCAAGTAAGACCAGAGGGTACTACATTACCGATGGACATGTACACTCCAGAAAATCAAACATACCATGAGATAGACGGGGATCAGCACTTCGATGATAGTAAATTTTATACATCTCGCACCGCCGAAGAAAACAGAAACCACGATGTCACCAAAATGATCATCGCCCTTCGTGATGAAGGAAGGTCAGTCATTCGTATCTACCAACCATGGGTATGGGAAGATAAGGGCGACTGGCAAAAGAGGTGGTACGATGCCGTTTCTAGGATTGACCAAGATAAACCAGCAGTGTATTTCATCGGTCCCGATGGTATTTATGACAAGCACAAGGAAGACCTTTGTTGGAAACTTGGCAATCGTTTTGAAATGATCTATTGTTTAAGATTGTAATACTCCAGCCAGTCTTCCGGTGTGACCTTGGTTCCTCCGTCGTAAGCCACCGCCAAGTTGGCGTCCAAAAGGAAGGTCTTTACGTCCACGCCGTCCACGTAGATGTCGGCGAGGATCCTACCGTACTTCTCCAGTTCGACGTTCCTGAGTTCGACGATCTTGTCGAGGCACTTGCTCTTGATCATGTCCCGGGCCATCTTGGCGCACTGCTTTTCGGTGGCGTTCTTGGTCTTCATCTCGGGGCAGTCGATGCCCTTGGTGCGGACCGAGAAGCGGTAAAGGGGCGACCCCTCGAACGGGAGACGGGACGCGAGGGTCAGTGTGTCGCCGTCATAAACCTTGATGACCTTTCCACCGGTGATCGGAGGAACGAATGGGGTCGTATCCTTGTAGGTGACGTTCTCGAGGCTCATTTTATAGTATCAACTCATATAAATTATCCACAAGATCTTGTCTAATAGAGTCCATGATGACCGTGTAGGCGAATCGTGCGAATCTTCGCGATCCAAACGTCGGCTTGTCAACAATTTTCAAAAGTGCGTTCATAGCCTTGTCTGTGTAGCACGCGATGTTGCTGACATGTTCTTTGATTTCATGGACGCGCGTGTTCTGGGAGAAGACCACGAGGGCTTCCACGGTCTGGGTGACTATTCCTATGAACTGGTTGTTGGTGAACCCCGCCGTGTGCTGTCCCATGGCTTCGTACTCCTGTTCATTCTCCACGACCCACTGATACACGGCATAGAAGACCTCATCGTCAAGGGTTTCTATGGCGTGTCCTAAATCCGTTTGTGTGTAACGGGCCGTAGTGACCATACACATACTAATATTTATTCAGGTTATTTTAAAGAACTGACAAATAGTACAATATAAAATGCCACCACGTCCCGAACGCCAAAGGGTTATTGATGATATATTTCTACCAGATGAGAATGGTGTCAGTGATTGGGTAGACATCGGAAGAATTAATGAAGCTGGTCTTCCTTGGTCTAGGAATGGAAACATTAGGTATGGATTACCGTGGGGTGATACTCGTTACGCCTGGGAAATTAGACGCAATGGTATGGGTAGAACGGTGACGGGCCTTCGGATGACGGGTCGCAATCGAAATGAAATAGAAACCAACAGGCCCATCCGAGATGACATCCGAGCGCAGTTGAGCGCAAGGCCATGTGTGGTATGTGGCAGCACGTCATCAATCGTAATCGATCACAAGAATGACCTTTACAACGATCCAAGGGTCTTGAATTCACGGACGCAAACGATAGATGATTTTCAGTCCCTATGCAATCATTGTAATTTGCAGAAACGTCAAACGTCAGTTGAAACGCGTCAAACTGGGAGGCGCTACCCAGCTACCAGAATTCCAAGCGTCGCCATTTTTAGAATCGACTTTACACGTGGAGACGAAACTTATGATCCCAGTGACCCAGATGCTATGGTGGGTACATACTGGTATGATCCGGTGGCATTCATGCAAACAATTAAAAACAATTTGAGTAATAATTAATATGAGTGTTCAACGTCTTGAATACATAGGTTCTAAGTTCAAATTACTAGACTGGATAACGGAAAAGATCAAAGAAAAGACTGTGATTGAAGGAAAAGTGTTTGGAGATCTTTTTTCGGGTACCGGAATTGTGGGGCATCACTTTCGCAAGCTTGGGTGCGTGACGATCGTCAATGACGCGGAGCTTTACAGCCGAATCATAGGTCACGCAATGTCCATTTCGGTTTACACTGACAAGTGCAAGGAGTTCATAAAAACGCTAAATAATGAAATTGAACAGAAATTACACGACGCGGAATTGGGTTTCATAACCTCTAATTATTCACCACATGGAAACTGCGAGCGGATGTTTTTTACAGAAGATAACGCTAAAAGGATAGACTACATTCGAAGGCGTCTTGCAGACTACGAGGGCAATTTCAATGAAAACGAAAATATGTTTCTGTTGGCATCTTTATTGATGGCAGCAGATAAGGTGAGCAACGTTACTTCTGTATACGGTGCTTATCTAAAGAGTTTTAAAACGCGATCTTTGATTCCTCTTGTGATCGTGCCTGTTCATGAACTCACTAAGTCTGCACTTGACGGAAGTAAATCCACACAAAAGGATGTTCTGGATGATATTGAAGCAAAGATGGACATTGTGTATCTGGACCCACCTTATAATAATCGTCAATATTCAAAAAACTACTTTCCATTGAATATGATTGCGCTCAAGGACGATCATCCAACGATAACTGGCAAGACTGGAATTCCATCGGGATGTTTCACATCTTCATTTTGTAAAAAGAATGAGGTTGAAAATGCATTTAGATCTTTATTTGATATACTGAAAACTGACTGGATTTTTCTTTCATATAATAGTGAAAGTTTAGTCTCAAAGGATCGTATGATTGAATTGATGTCGATGTTCGGCGAGGTCACTGTAGAAGAAAGAGATTATAAACGTTTCAAGTCTGCTTCATACAATGAGGACAAGAGTATTATGGAATATCTCTTCTGTCTCAAAAAAGTTCCACGTTCTTCAAATTATACCTGTTGAAGCGGCGTTTGATAATCTTCCGAAGGTTGTCGCGTTCCCTTCGGAGTTCGTCGCGGATCGCCATCTGCTTCTTGGTCAGCTTTCCGCTTCGGGTCTTGATGTAGGAGAGTTTGAGCAGTGCCACGTAGGACAGGGCGAGTTCGTCCAGCAGTCCCATCAGTTCCGCGTTTCCTCGGATCTCCGGTGTCCTCTTGAAAATATTCATCTTCTTGGCTGCCTTGCGGACTTCTGGAGATTTGGCTGTCACAGTATTGTCGGGGATTTCCGCGAGGATGTTTTCAATGATCGGCGAGAGCAACATCATGTTCCTCTTCTTGGCTTCGAGATTCGGGGTGGTCTTCTTGATTTTCTTGGGGTCATTGACAGGGATATTATGATAGGAGTAAGGAGGGCTCATGGGGTCAAATAGTTTCGGGTAGCGGATAACGGGCGGGGTCCTTTTGTAATTGGGATTGGGAACGAAATCGGGCGTGAGTTGTTCGAATATCACGGGTGGTGTAATGGACCGCGGACGCGTGGGCCTCTGTGGGATTTCATTGAAAAATTCGTTGTACTGGTAGTTGTCTACGTACTTTCTGGACTTGAGGCTTGGGACGCGCATGCCCTTGGGGATGCTGACTTTCAGAGGTTTATTGTTCACGATACTGAGTGCGGCGCTCATGAGATTGTCTGCGCCGAGGGTCCTGGTTCGGGAGACGCTGCTCCGGTTGGTTTCGGTGACGGCGCGTTTCAGTGCACCCCGAAGATTCTGTGGCGAAGTGGCGAAGTTTCGCGGTCTGATTCCGATGGCGCGATAGGCGCGTGCGATCCCCTCGACGACGTTGAGATTCGTTCGGATGTTCCGCGGAAACTTGATGGAGAGACCAAAGTCCAGGATGTAGAGCTTTGGTGCGGACTGTTTGACGTTCTTGTAGCCGATGTTGTCCCACTTGAGGTCTCCGTGAATGAATCCGAGACTGTGCATCTTGTCCATGAGTCTGAGGATTTGTGCATTAATCTCTGGTTCGTACTTTTTACGCAGCCACCTCGGCATTGTGAGGAGGTCGCCCGAGATGCGTTCCATGACCATGTAGTAGTACTTGTCGTCCAGCTTGCCGGCGTTGAACAACTTTGGACCCACGCCTTCAAGGCCCATGATGGTTGTGATGGCGATTTCGCGGTTGGCGAGGTCATCTGACTTGGCGTAAAAAATCTTGACAATCTTGGACTTGGTGGGCATGACATAAGCTTCGCCGTAGCTGCTCTTGGTACCTATCCGTTCACCGAGGGTGAACCCAAACTTTTCCTCGAAAAGTTCCTTTATCATCTACTATTAATTAAGAATTTAAAGAATCTAATATGGATGAACATTGTATCCATCGATATTGGACTGAAAAACCTTGGGATGGTTGAGTTTTGGTGGGACGAACATCCCAGGCATCACCCTGAACTAATCAAGTGGCACAAGGTTGATTTGACTATGCTTCCGCACAAGCGTGTTCAATTTCACGCGTGCGACATCCCGCACACGAACGAGATGGCCGACCTGGTGGCTCACTTTATGCAGGAGTACCACCCTATCTTTGAAAAGGCGGACACGATCCTGCTAGAGCGGCAGCCACCGGGAGGCCTTCTTGAAATACAGTCGTTGCTTTTGTTTAAGTACCGTCGCAAGGCGCACTTAGTGAGCCCTAACTCGGTTCATGCGCACTTCACGATGAATCATCTGGACTATGAGGGCCGAAAGGAACGAAGTCTTGCTCTGGCGCGTCACCGTCATCCAGAGAAGATTCCCGAGACGAGTTCTCGATGGCACGATGTATCTGACGCGATTCTGTTTGCTCACTTTTGGTGCAGCCGTCAAAGAGTACCTCAGAGTCTGGAGGTACAAGTGGCATTCGAAGAGTTTCGTCTGACTCGGAAACCATCCTATAGCAGTATTCCATGTAGTACGAAAACGGATTCATGAACATAAATTGTCGCATAAAACCTGGTATTTTATTTTTATAATCGAGCCAGGTCCTAACCCAGTGGTCTTTGTTTTCGACCCATTCCGAGGGACTGGTAATGTGGATCATTTTATCACGGTGATCTAATTTCCAGAAAAGTTCCCATGCTCTGTCCATAGTCTTAAAGATAATGCGCGACAAACTTTTAAATGAAGATTGCGTTGTGCGTCCCAGGTGATAACTTTTCGCGCGAGGTCATGATGGACATCATCAAGTTTTTGTTTGACGCAAGGCAGGAGGAGTGGGAGGTTAATCTTTTTATGGATTACGACCCTAATGTGTACTACGTTCGTAACAAGTTGCTCGGTGGAGATGTTGGTCGTGGCAAAACCCAGAAGCCCTATAACGGCGAACTTGATTACGACTACACGCTCTGGATTGATTCGGACATTCGTTTCAATTTCAAGATGATCGAGCGTCTTCTTTCTCATAAAAAGGATGTGGTATGTGGATTGTACCGAATGAAGGACCTAAAGAATTTCGCTGTGGTAAGGAATATGGACGATGAATACTTCAAGGAGCACAAGTCATATCAATTTTTGACCGTGGAAGACGTGGAGAAAATGCACAAGGCACAGAAGACCGAATTGATTGAAATTGATTACACGGGGATGGGTTTGTGTGTAATTAGTCGCAAAGCGATGGAGTCACTCGAGTATCCTTGGTTCCGTCCAGTTTGGTTTGAATTTGGCGAAATGAAAGATTTCTGCAGTGAAGATGTTGGAATGTGTATTCAACTTCGCAAATCTGGAAATACAATTTATTGTGATCCAACGGTCATAGGCGGTCACATGAAACGCATGCCAATTTAAAAAAATAACTCGAACAAAAAACAAGAATGGATTTGACCAGTGAATTCTCAGTTCTACAGACGCATGTTGATCGCAAGATGAAGATCTATGCAGATCAATGTATTGAGAATGCTATAAAAGCTTTACTAATGGACAATCCAAGTCTCTACAAGGAAGACATGTACAAGACTATGGCAAAGTGTCAATGTATGTACACGTGTTGTCACATTGAAAAGCATGGTAAAAAGTGTATGCACCAGGCAGTACTTCGTGGATATTGCGAAAAGCATTCACAGCCAACGGCTTACGAGCAGATGACAAATAACACCAATCGGATTAATTTACCTAACCGAATAATGCCTTCGTTCGGGTCTTAAAGAATAAACGCAACTAATTAGTAGTTATGGAAGGACGATCTAAACTTCTTCTCCAGAGTCTTGAGCGGTTTTACGATGATCCTAAAAACGGTTCAAAATTACTGGACATTATTAATCACCGAATCAACGGCATTTCCCTTCGGACCATCGAGTGGTTCGTGACTAACTACGCAAAAAAGAACAACGTGAGTTACAAGAAGGAGTTTTCCGGACGTGTATTCACGGTCCACATCGAGTACAAATCAACGTTGGAAGGGTATAGCAAAAAGTTGTTTGACCCATTTTGCAGAACGGAGCGGATAGATTTCAAGGTAAATGATCAGATTATGAAGACCACGATCGGTCAACTGAACTTTGTTCGGTGGTGCATTCAGAACAACATCATTGAGCATGCACTTAAGGAAGTGGACACAAAGAAAAGAAATGCGAAGACCACCGACCCGATACACGCCGCCGACGCCTCAGAAATTAATGGAGGCACTGGAAGCCGAGAAGTTTGCCAACCACTGGAGATCACAGGGTGAATACAAGTGGGCAGAGCGATGGGAAGCCTATTCAAAAAATTGTCTCGACTCGCGTCACGGGACGATCGAGAGGCCCACGAACCGTGGCGAGGATCAAATGATCCGAAAGTGAAAAAATAGTTTGTTATGATAGAAGAAACATGGTAAGTGAAGCTGACTGGCATCCGCAGCAGGCTGGAATCCTCAAAATTTGGGGAGAGGTCTCTGCGACATACCGTTACCTTCACTTCATGTCCTATCAAAAATACAAAAAGATGTCTATGCGCTTTACAATTCCTATTATCATCATATCGACGGTAACAGGAACTGCAAACTTTGCCCAAGGGACATTTCCCGCGAACACGCAATCCACTGTACCCCTGATAATTGGTGGGTTAAATCTTGTTGCGGCAATAGCCACGACACTCGCGCAATTCCTCAAGGTCAACGAGCTGATGGAGGCTCACCGGGTCAGTGCCGCGACCTACGGGAAGATGTCGCGGCACATGCGTCTGGAGTTGAGTTTGCCGCCCGAGGAGCGTTCCATGTCGGGTCACGAGTTCATCAACATGACAAAGTTGGACATGGACAGGCTGATTGAGCAATCTCCTCCTATTCCCAGTGACATTCTTCGGATATTCGAGAAGAAGTTTCCCAAGGAGGCGCATAATTTTGCCCGTCCCGAGATTCTGGACATCCGCGAGATCACGCCCTACAGTGAAGATGTGCACGAGAAGTTGAACTCGAGTTCGGCTGACAGGATTCGCAAGGCGGCGGCTCGTTTCTTCAGCACCAAGAATATAGACTACGACGTGCCTCCACCTTCACCGGGGTTCTCGCAGGTGTCCTTCGCTCCCAATGTCTTCGAGCCGGAGCCATTCCCTCCGACGTTCGAGGAGCTCCAGGTTGCGGAGACGCTCCAGGGACTTCGGCAGGATCCCACGACAGACTCTGACGAAGAAAATGCCACCCAAGTATAAAGAGAATGAAGGAAGAAGCGAGGAAAATCATCAAGCAAAGTGCGACCATGTGCAGAAAATCTTACGACGCGGCTGAAATGTGTCGCGAGGGATATCAGCCGATCAGCAGTGACGAGACGGGTCTGGACTGTTTCATCAAATCTGAAGACGGAATCACCTGGGTGGTGTTCCGCGGCACCGAGACGGACCAGCTCAACGACGTGTGTACGGACGCACTGACGTTCCGGGTCAAGACGCCGTTCCTTCCAGACGAGTGCAGGGTCCACGCCGGTTTCCTGGGTCAGTACATGAGTGGTCGCACGCTCATCATGGACGCGATCAAGCACTTCAACGACGCCAAGGTGGTCTGTACCGGTCACTCGCTTGGAGGTGGACTTTCTACGATCTGTGCCCTGGACGTCGAGCAGAACGCCGAGGGTGACGTGGAGACCTACTGTGTGACGTTCGGATCTCCTCGGGTTGGGGGCGGTCACTTCTGTCGTCTCTTCGATGCTGTCATTGACAACAGTTTCCGATTTGTGGATGTGAATGATCCCATCCCCCGGGTTCCTTTGCGTGCTTGGGGATTCAAACACGTAAAGGGATGTTTCGTTACCAGTCCCTACGGCTACAAGCCTGACCTCGAGCAGGTCGAGGCGTCGTCGTTAGCCTGCTGTGCGGTCTCTGACCACGGGATTGATCTCTATGAAGCTGCGGTGAACTTTACTCCATCAGTTGAGCCTTGAGAAGCTCAAACTCTTCGTCAGTAAGAATAGGGGCTGCTTTCGTCATTCCCTGCTTGGTCTCGGCTGGCATCTTGGACTGCGTCGGGGCGGGTTCGGTCATGGACATGTCCGCGACATCTGCGGGCATCTCGGTGACTTCCTCCTCGTCGGTGATAAGCACGTCCTCCTCCTCACCCTCCATCCCCTCACGCGGCGCCATGAGCTGCATGATGGTCATGATGAAGAAAGAGATGGACACCACGGTCGCCCAAGTGTTGCAGCTGCCCGCGGTGAGGCAGTTGACGTTGTAGACGGCAAGCGCTCCTGACAGAGCGAGGACGGCGGCATCCAAAACACGGAGTTTGTAAGCCGAAGCCAGAACCGGGAGGACGGCGGCGGCGGCAACGATCATAGCCTGCTGAGACAGCTTGGGCATCTTCATGTTCATCTTCATATTTGTAATTATCACATATTATTTTTGGCAATGCCCCACCGTTCACAATCTTCGGCAGTGAAGTAGATATCCTTCTTGAGCAACTTGTTCAATTTGTCCTCTGGGATTTGTGTATACTGGGTATAGATTTTGCGGAGGGTCTCCATGAGTTTATCACAATTTTTGATTTCGTCCTTGAGTTCTTCATACTTGCCCATGGCGCCTGTGGAAAGTTGGTGGATGAGCAGGTGGGCATGAGGCATAATCCTACGATTCTTGGAACCCATCAGAACGAAGGTGGCTGCGCTGGCACAAAACCCATCGGCGACGGTTACCAATTTGACTTTGAGTCTCCTGAGGTGATCCATGCAGCTCAGTCCGGCAAAGAAGTCACCACCGTCGCTCCTGACATAAAGCACAATCTTGGGTTTGTATTCGCGAACACTTAGAAGTTTCCTTTCTAATGTCTTTACCTGAATAATAAGGTCGTGCATTGATTCATCTGATATTTCACCAGTGAAGTGGATATCATTTCCTATAGTGTCGATGTTGTAGTTCTCGCCGTCAATCCCTGCATCGCTTCCGTCGTCAGACTCGTCATCTCTGCAGATAGGCTTCCTCATTGTTCTACAAAGTACTGCTCTCTCTTCTTTAAGTCATGTTTCAGATCCTTCATCACATCATTTTTAATTTTGATCCCCATAGATGTTTGATTGATTAGATGAATGCCACCCGAAGTCGTGCAATATTCGGGGATGAGTTTTGGCTTGTATCGTAAAACTTGTAACGTTTCTTGATCCGAACGAATCCAATGTTTTTCCATTGATTTTTTAAGTCGCATATTGAAATCTTTTGTCCATACGCGTGCGCATGCAATTTTTTTAGAAGGTATTCTGTTTTTTATAATTGCACAGGGACCTAAGATAGCCGAAACGATAAAGTGTTGGTGAATTTGTTCATTGTACATGGATGAATACATCATCGTGTCCCAGTAATCTGCTTCGACTAAGTAATCTGCTATACTAGAAATTTCATTGATAGTTATTCCCGATGCGTTAATGTAATTCTCCTGCACGATTCCCATTCTATTTCCGGGTTCTTCGAGTGAAATTTTTAGCAATGCATTGAAATTAAAATTTCCCTTTTCTGTTAAAATTTCATCCATAAATTCTTTTGTGGTTTTGAACAGGTCTCTTTGGTGAAGCGTTTCTACGACCTCTTTTTTATTTTCCTGTTCTATTGTTTCGTCTTGAATTTGAATGTTGTCTATATTGTTTTCGCAAGGTATAAAAATTCTTGAATGAATATTTTTTCTTTTCTGCTGAATCCAACGCCAACCTGGCAATTCATTTTTCATCATAGAAGAATCATCCATGACGATATCAGCCTTGCTGAAGCTAATGAATTCGAAAAAGTTCTCGGTGACATTTTGGGAACGCAGTGTGTCTATCCCCACGTAGACCGCGGACGCGCCAATGGTCTTGCAAATTTGTGCAGTAGACCAGCCCTTGACTAGAAATAGTTTGCCTGGCTCACATTTGTCAAAGATATTATCTCGTTTGGTCTTAAGAAACTTGTCCATGAGCAAGGAAGAGGAACAGGATTTAACTACTCAAGCACTAGAAATGATTTTCAGTCACCCAGACATACACACGCGTCTGTGGAAACCACTACGATTACATCTGACATACTATTTAACTTGCACGGCCATAATCCACATGATTACGATAACCATTTTGATCATTATTCTGTGGAAGATCATGCGGAGTTCAAGCTGGATGCCAGGACACCGTTCAGCAGACTGAAGAACAACAGGGTCCCGATCCACTGGATTATCTCCCTGCCCTGTGGAAACTGCAGCCTGGTAAGCTTGTTCTTTCCGATGTTGTAATGCACAAGCCCCTCAAGGAAGAATACGAAGAAGGTCGTTAAAGCGACGATCCCAAACATTTATAATTCTGGAGATTAATATTAAGAATGCAGATCTTCGTGAAGACCCTCACGGGAAAGACGATTACGCTGGAGGTCGATTCTTCAGACTCTATCGATAACGTGAAAACAAAGATTCAGGATAAGGAAGGTATCCCGCCCGACCAGCAGAGGTTGATTTTCGCAGGAAAGCAGCTTGAGGACGGGCGGACGTTATCGGACTACAACATTCAGAAGGAATCAACGATCCATCTCGTGTTAAGGCTAAGGGGCGGTGACTAATTAGATGAAGACCACGACCGACATTGTTCACCAGAACCTCGGGTTGGTTCACAAGCTTTCCTACAGATACCAAAGGACTGGTATTTCTAGAAAGGATCTCGTTCAAGAGGGGACGCTCGGGTTGCACAGGGCGATCGTAAAGTATGATCCGGCCAAGGGGACCAAGCTGTCCACCTACGCCTATCCGTGGATAAGGTCTTACATGTCCAGGTACGTGAAGAAGACGATGACCGCAATGGATTACCTTCCGGTTGCCGAGGTTTGTCACTTGGACGCAGAAGAAGAAGACCTTGGCTACCTCATGGATTGTCTGAATCACGGGGAGAGGGAAATTATCACACATTTGTATTTGGATCAGATGAGTTTGGATGAGGTCTGCGCGATGTTCAATTTATCAAGGTGGCAGGTGAAGCGGTTCGAGACGCGTGCCCTTGAGAAGATGCGTCAGCGTGCTCTCAAATGATTGTTAAGTGGTATTAGAAATGGAAATGTACGATTTAAATTCCAGTGGAGGGGGTGGTACGCCACTTACCTACAGCCCAAGTATTCCAGATAACGGAGCCGGAACGGGACTGAATGTTCCTAAGCCGGGTTCGCAGACTGACAGAGATTCTGGTTACGAAGGTCAAAGGACATTATTGGAACGAAAAAATAATGACGTTCAACAGCAAGATAATCCGATGCAGATGAGCAGTATGGCCTTCTCCACACCCATTTCGGACCTCGATTACGATGAACCCATGAATAATCATATGTCAGCAGACATGCACTCCATTATTCCTCCTCAGGCTTCGGTGGCTCCTCACGAGATGCTCATGGCCCAGCCCGCTCAACAGGTGCAGCAGAAGCCTCCTTCGCCAGAACCTTCAACTCCCGTGGTGGTCGAGGAGAAGAAGTTTCCTCTCGGACTGACCAAGGAGCAGTTCGAGGCACTGATTGTCGCGGCGTTGGTTGCCATGGTCTTCTATCCTGACGTTCAGGCGAAGTTGGCCGTGTACATCCCCAACTTTATGTCCAAGGATGGATCTCGCAGCATGGCTGGCCTGGCCGTAAGTGGCCTGATCGTGGCCGTCAGCTTCTATATGGCCCGAAGGTACTTTGTTGAAAAGTGATTCTTCACAAAAAAGTAGTGCTCTCTCCGAATGGGTTTCGATCCCATCACCTTGAGATTAACAGTCTCACGCTCTACCTAATGAGCTACCGGAGAACAATGTGAATTACCCAGGAAATCCATCTAGAACGAGCTACCTGGGCTTGAACTCACACTGTTATCTTGGAACTTTATGTTTAACTATTTGACGCATGATGGATCCTCCTGAAACCAGGATGACGGGAATGGGTCCAAACATCAGGACGGTGGGTGCAACTGCGAGTGCCACCTTCACCTTCTGACTTAAAGAAAGATCCTGCATATATAGTAATGTACGGATATTCTGTCTGGCTTGTGCCACTGAATCGTCGTCTTCTGACCAGGGTCTATAAGTTCAGGCACATCCCTCACATCACCATATCGACCAATCACGAAGACATCCCAGATCCTGTTAATCTTGGACAGCTTTATGACGTAGTTGATTTCAAACCGTACGGTCTTATTGGAAAGCAATACAAGTTTGACCCTCTGCATGCCACCGGATGGGAGTGCACTGTTGAAGATCTCTCGATTAAGCACGCGCCTCACATGAGTCACATGTATTCATTCTATCCGTATGACAAGGTGTTTCCTGTGTATCCAACACCGACCCGTTTGATCGCAGAGGTCTGTGTGGCTGACACTAGATCACCCGACTGGGAGGAATGGAAGATAATTAAAGAAAAGCTTCCAAGATAAAGTACAATGGCTTTTTTACCTTTTCTTCGGCACGGCGATCTTTATGACCTTCTGGACACGACGTCCAAGGTTCTGAACGAAATCCCCAACATTGAGAAACATTTTCACGGTAAGTTGGCGGACAGATTTATTTACAAGACCACCAAGTCCCTCGATGACGGCTTTGAGATTGAGATGCATCTTGCCGGCGTGGGCAAGGACAACATTCACATCACACTTTCTTCGGATGACCACGAGGTGACGGTGGCTTACGGAGAGAACCGAAGCGCCTCATTCGATTTGCCCAGTTACGTGGATGTATCGGACGAGGGTTACAAGGCGAGTTACGTGGATGGCGTGCTTCGTCTGTTCTTCAAGATGCGAACTTCGGACAAGAAGCGTCGCGAGATCAAGCTTGGTTAGACGAACATTGTTCCACCTAGACCACCTTGGCATCTAAATAAATTAAAATTAGTAGCATATAGACGGGCTTTTCTTGTGATAGAATTGTCAACGAGAGTTAATTCAAACAATTGTTTGGAAATGCGACTCATATTGATGGTTCCGGATGGAAACGGTCCTGAATCTTGGCTCACACTAAATATATTCACCTTGTAACTCGGTGTTTGTATATAGTGTTCATAAGGTTGAATGGCTCTCATTGTCATTTGATCAATATCAAAATAATTCTGACCGTTGAAAAAAAGTTTCCATCGCGTAACTTGGTCGTTCGAAAAACTCGTATATTCACCGGCGTCGACGCCTGAACTGTAATCGAACAATCCCGCCGTACCTGAATCGTTTTGTACGACCAGAATAAATTCCTTTACTGGATTTTCAAATTCCGTTCTGAAACGTATTTGATTGAGGTCATTTAAAGTCACTCGTGCCAATTGAGTTTGTTTTATTATATAATCCAGTTGTTTGCCAAGAAAAAATTGTCTATGTTCGTTTTCAAGATAAATTGCTTGTAAATTTAGTTCTAGTTTAGGTATATCAACATTTCCCAGTTCTGATTGCTTTCTAAGAAAAATTCTGACTTCGATACGGTGACGGTTCAGAGCCAAAAGTGGGAATGAATTTTCGTACCCCCTCCCAAAAAATGGCAATTCCAGTGAACAGGCGGAGCCTGGGACGATCGTACCATAACTTGTCGGTGTAATAGAGCGATTCAAAAGGACATCGTTGCTTTGGCGAATTCTTTGGGAATCTGTTAGGTCTGACATAATAGCCATATATTCTCCAGTAAGGCTAACTATGGTTTGACCTCCGACTACAAGATCGGCTCTTTCTACAAATGAATGAGCCGTATCTTGTGGAAATGGTTGATTGGTATTGTAAGTGAAATTTAAAAAGAATCCGGTGATGATATCACACGTGTCATTATCGACCGTGCATATTATAGATTCCCCCCAGTAGACATCAGAATCAAAAGGAAGCCTTAATATTTCGCTAGTATATTTTGCACGATCGGTGAATACTTTTTGGTAAAATGATATTTCAGGTCTTCCGGTTAAAAATGTATCCTGAAATCCTGTGACAGCAAGCTGCATCTTAATATGATGTGTTAAAAAAAGATTCAAAAAAATACGTGTAGATTAATAGACATGAATGTACAGCTTAAAAAATTCAATCCCGCTTCAATGGGTGACGACAAGGTCTGTGTATTTATTGGAAAACGTGGAACAGGAAAATCTACTTTGGTGACAGATATCCTTTATCACAAAAAACATCTTCCAGCGGGCGTAGTTATGTCTGCGACCGAAGAGGGAAATCACTGGTATCAGCAGTTCATTCCGGATCTGTTTATCTACGGTGAATATGACAGAGACATCATTGATAGGGTGATTGACAGGCAGAGAAAGATGGTGAACCTCAAGCCTCCACCGGGAAAGACGGAGCTGACTTCGCGGGACATTGGTGCATTCATCCTCATGGACGACTGCATGTACGACCGAAAGTTCCTCAAGGACTCGTGCATCCGCCAGTGTTTCATGAACGGACGCCACTGGAAGATATTTTTCATGCTGACGATGCAGTACTGCATGGACCTGAGTCCCGACCTCCGCGCCAACGTGGACTACGTGTTCATCGCCCGCGAGAACGTCATCCAGAACCGCGAAAAGTTGTACAAGTCCTTCTTCGGAATCTTTCCCAATTTTGATATGTTCAACCAGGTGATGACCGCGTGCACGGAGAACTACGAGGTTCTGGTCTTGGACAACACCAGCAAGTCCAACCGAATTGAGGACTGTGTTTTCTGGTACAAGGCCAAGATCCACAAGAACTTCCGGGTCGGCTCGTCTCAGTTTTGGAATCTCCACCAGAAGACATATAAAAAGTCAGGAGGTGCCATCAAGCCTGGTCAGGACCCAAACGACGTCAAACGTAATAGGAATACCCAAACCCTACAAGTGAAGAAGTTGAAATAATTATTCAGGAAGAAAAACAATACCCGAGCGGCAGATACGAAACATGGAAAGCAAATCCATCGCACTCGTGGCGGCCGCGCTTATTTCCACCGGCTTGGTGAGTGAAAATAAAGCAGATGCACTGGCCACACACCTCGGCAAGGGGGCGAAGAATTGGAGCATCAAGCAACTGAAGCCGGGGTTCGTGGACGAAAATCGCAAGGAGATACAAAAGCGCAACTCAAAGCTGTGGACGGAATATATTGCCAAGCGCAACTACATATTCGACCCTAGCGAAAATGGTCTGGTCAAACGCAATACACCACTGGTAGAGAAGCAGGAACGCCTTTTGGCGATCAAGAGTCAGATGGTTGGCGAAACATTTGTACCGCCCATAAAAAAGGTTAGCAAGAGACTTCTAGACCAGGCACGACTTAAACGTCTTATCACTTTGATCAAGAAAGATACCGAACAAGTCGATACAGAGATGAAGGGAATTACGATGATTAATCAAAAATTGGAACGCTACTTCATTCGACGCCCTTCATACAAACCAAAAATCTTTATAAACCAAGAAGAGGAATACATCAACCTTCCCGATATCACCAAGAGGAAGCGAATTCTCAAGAGACTTTTACATCTTTTGAACACGAAACGTCTTGACAAGATGGAAAAAATATACGAGAAACTCACACAAGTTCGCAGAGACACGATGTCCAAATTTATTCAGATACAACGCGACGTTTATATCAACTCCAAAGAGTGTTGGACACGTTCGGAAAGGGCGTCATTCTTGAACAAGAAACACGCGAACGACGAACTCAAAACTGAGTATGCCAAAATATCAGAACATATTTCATCGAATCTGGGCGACTACATGATCGAGATACCAAAGCCTTTCAAAAACGCCACGGTGATCACAGAAAACGACACTCGCGCAAACTGGAAGAATCCGGAATTCAAGCGCCTCTACGCGAGTAGGATGCGTTCGCTGGTATATGCCATACGCAACAATACAAAATCACAATTCCTGGATAGGATCAAATCGGGTGAACTCAAGATGAATACCTTTTCGGACATGGATATTTGGGATCTCTGGTATCACGAACCCAAAAAGGAGGTGGTCGAGAAGAAACCCGAAGAATACGACGACGGAATGTTCAAGTGCGGCAAGTGCAAATCTATGAAGACCACATACGTGGAGAAGCAGACACGATCTGCGGACGAACCGATGACCTTATTCATCACCTGCAGGATGTGCGGTCACGTAATGAAGCGTTAAAGAATATATGTATTGCGATATTAGAAAGATGGAAGAGTGTACCGTCTGTCACAAAGAGATCCCATTCGTGTGCAAGGCCACGGCTAGGTGTGGACATCACGTTCATCAGATGTGTCGTCTGAACATCATACCACCCACAAAATGTGTAATGTGTAATAAAAATATACTTGATAAAATAGATATCTATGTAAATGATAATGATCAGATGTGTCACAAGCGTTGCGACCTAAACGCGAGACGTTACTATCCACCGTGTCCCATTGAAGGGTGTGGTATGATTCTACACAAGAAACACGTCATCACAAATGAAAAATTTAAACAACTCGTTGCGGAACTCGAAGGAAAGTGTTTAGAAGAACGCATGGCGATCTACCTTTCTTACGGATTCCGTGAAGATGAAGTGGGTGGCGGAGAGCTTGACGAAGAAACATGGAAAAGAATTCAGAGAATAATTTCAGCTTCGTCGCAGGAAAAGGAGACGGAAGATCATGACGTGGTTCCTGAAGAACCCAAAGCAAAACCGGTCATTCCTCCGCCCAAGACCTATGAACCGCGAAGTCTCGTGGCGGGCGAGAAATACAAGCCACCGAACAAGTCTAGACGATCCCAAGAGCACGGAGCTTCACTGAAAACTCTTGTTCCTCACTCGGTGAAGGATAGGGTTCATGTTTCCCATCAAGAAGATTTTGCTTTATTTTCGCGAGGTCCACTTTAGAAAGCGTGATCGCACCAAGAATGTAGTCCTCGTAGGCCTCTGCGACCGCCGGGATCAGTGGCTTCACCAGATCGTACATTGCATTGGCATACAACTGGATCTCCGGTTGGGCATGACTGTCCATCCTGAGACGCAGATAGTGAAGGAGGTTGTGCAAGTTAATCTTCCAATAGAACTCGGTGTAGGTAGACAGGGGCAGATGTTCGCGGGCAGTCTCGCGGGCGACCCCGTGGTCGAGAAGGCTCTGATAGATTTCAAATGCCTGTTCGCACGAAGCTTTTTGGTCCCTTAGAAGCACCATGGACTCTGGACTGTCCAGAACGCCCTCGGAACCCTGGTGGTTCACCTTGGACTGACCACGGAACTCGGCGGGAACGTGGAACTCCTCGGGCAACTGTGAATACCTCCCGGAAATCTCGTTGATGCTGGCGGTCCGGTGGCGCATGTGCTGCCGAGCCAGAAAGATTGGCATCTTGATGTGAAACTTGAAGTCCACCATCTCAAAAGGCGTCGTGTGGGCGTGACGGAGAAGGTAGCGGATCAGTCCGCGGTCGCTCCGGACGCTCTTGGTGCCTTCTCCATACGACACTCGGGCGGCTTGAACGATGGCGTGATCAAGATCCTCCCTGGGCATTGTATCGACAAGACGTACGAACCCATGTTTCTCAACACGGATTTCCGACATTTACTATATTGACTAGTGTTTTCTCTAATTAACAACCGGACAGTGTTGGGTTGTTTCTTTCTTTCCAGTTTTCTAAACCTCCTTCTAACACGCAAATATTTTTAAAACCAAATTTGTTCATATAAACTTTTGCAATGTTTGCAACAAGAGAACCTTTCTCCTCCACGTAAAGCATAATGGGGTGATCAAACCCTGGAAATTTTAGCCCAGAACCGGTAAAAATGCCCTTTCCGTATTTTTCGATATCTTCGTATCCAATGTCCGATCTTTGTAAAATATCATTAATTCTATTGAATTCTGACATGGGAATGTTGATCGATTCGGGGAGCCTGCATTTGTAATAATTTTTAAAAGAACCTACGTGTATTATTATCATTATATCCTTTACTCATAATTTCTTACGGCGAGTGCCACGGGGAAGCGGGGTACGCCGTCTTGGGTGAATCCCTGGAACTGCACGGTGAGCATCTCGCCCATCAGTTTTCCTCTGTTCTTCCACAGCTCCCTTCGGCTCTCGATGGTCCCCTTGGGCCGGGCCTTGAATGTGTCTCCGTCCTCGGTTTCGCAGATCCATATCGGCGTCCCGCGGTCCTTCCCTTCCGCCTCCTCGGCTCCCACGATCTCAAACTCCTCCGTAATCATCTTCTTGTACTTGATGCACTGGGATGAGCGCCTATTGAGCAAGTAGGGACTTTCGGCCACGCGCATGACCACACCTTCGTGACCCTCGGCCACAAACTTATCGTGGTACTTGTCGGCGTCCTTGGCCGTTCCTTGATAGGCTGGAACAATCTTGATCATCGGATGACTGATCCGCTTGATGATTTCTTTGAGCCTCTCGTACCGTTCCGCGAAAGGTATGTCCAGCTTGTGAAGACGAAAGTGGTCAAAGCAGTGAAATTCAAGCTTGGGTGCGTAGGGACTTTCCGAACCACGGGCGGCACTGGTGATCTGCTCGAAATCCATGTCCTTGCAGAAGAGTTCACCGTCCAAGAATTCGCCCTCCTCCAACTTCCCTTCCAGTGCCTTCTCCAAGTGAGTAAGATGTTCAATTCGCTGTTCGTTCCTGGACTGTAATAGGAGGCCTCCTCCCGAGAAGCCGGCGAGCATCCTGACCCCGTCCAACTTGGGCTGAAATCTGACGTCTCCATCAATTCCGTAGGACCTCTCACTGAACGAGTAGAGTAGCATGGGTCTTAGGACAACTTCGGATCTCAGTTGCATGTTGTCCATGTACCCCAACTTGACCTGCTTGCGCCACATCTGGGCGGCTTGCTCCTCGATGGGAGTCTTGCGTTTGGCATCGGGAGGGCGTTCCGTTACGGATCTTTTTCCATCGATAAGACCCGTGGTTCGTTTAATCATTCCGTTTACGACCTCGACTTGCCAAATGCGAGTCTTTCCCTTAGCATCTTTGCCATAAAGAGCGGGAAAGAACGTCATTTAACTAATATAGTGTTTTTTTTGTTTAAACCTGAATGAAAATTAATTTCTAAAAGTTATCCATGCCACCGAAGATTTATTAATAAAAACGCCATCATTTAAGTCATCGTATGCAAAATCAATGGAATACACATCTTTATTTCCAGCCTGTGATGTCTGGCGTTGTCTTTCAAAAGCAGCATTAAACTTTTTTATACGATTTGCGTCTTTATTATTTCCTTCTTTGAATTTTCTAATTGAAGCGAGTTTGCGCGTTGTA